ACCGCGACGCGCACCCGGTCTGCCAGGCCGTTCGCGATGGCCTGGTCGAGCGCCGGTTCAAGGAACGGGCGTGGCAGCAGGATGCGCTTCCTCGAAACCGCGCTGCGCTTCATGCGGCGTGGCCCGGCCAGGTTCGACGGGACGAAGTTCGCCGCTTTGCTGGTGTCGCCCCCTCCGCCCTTCGCGCCACGGGAGAGGAACAGCGCGTAGAACTCGGACGCGCGGATCGTGACGCCCTCGCCATCCTTCCAGACCCGAGCCCGGATCGACCGCGCCAGCTTGCCCGAGACGCTGCGCGGCGGCTCGCCCGGAGCGGACGGGTGCTTGCGGCTGCCCGACCGGATCAGCGCGCGTGCGCGGGCCACAACCTCGGCACCAACCCCGCGCATGACGGCGCGCACCTGCTGCTTGCCGGCGACGATCGTCCAACCGGACGGCACGGTGATTTGCAGCAGAGCCATCAGACGGACCGCTCCCACCACGACTGGAAAGCAGCAACGTCCGGCCAATCCCCGACGACCCAGGGCCGGTCCGCCGCGTGATGCCAGCAAGCGGTGAGGCGCACGCCGCCGGCTTCCGGCCGCTCTTGAGTCACGAGAAGCATGACCTCTTGGGGAAAGCCGGACGCCGGCACCTCTGGCAGCGAAGGGCCTTCGACCAGCCATTGCTCATAGCCCCTGTCGGGCCAGTCGCGCACCGCCGCCAGTCTATGCTCGGGCGGCAAAGCTCGCTCCCACCCCGGCAGCGATTCGCAAACCACCAGGATGCCGGCGCGGTAAGGACCTTCCGTCATGTCCGCTTCTCCAGTTCGCAATCGAGCCGCAGGAACCGCTGGCGGCCGTCGATCGCCATAGAGCGGCGCACGCGGAACCGCTCGATCATGTCGCTCTGGTCTGGCCGCTTGGTGACACGGATAATGACGTGCGTGGTGTCCACCCAATCGAGCCACCGGATGATGATGCGATGGGTGACCGGCGTGTTGACCTGTTCCGCGGCATAGAAAGTCATCGTGCCGATCGGCTGCACATCGGCCCGCACGGTCTGCATCTTCGCCAGGTTTTCCAGCAGCCCAGGCCCATCCGGGTCCGCCACCTGCTCGCGGGTCGCGATCACCACGCGCCAGCGCAGCGACCCGATGCGGACCGCGTTCGGGTCCGGCCCCTCTGCGGGTCCTACGCTCGCGCTCATGTCAGCCGCCCAGGAACTGCAACCGCTGCCGGTCGAGCAACCACTGCGCCGCCTCGGGCATCGCCGCCGCGGAGTCACCGCGATGCTCATAGAGAAATGCCGTGGTCATCATAATCGCCTGGATCACGGTGGACGGAACGTCCTCGGCCGCGCCATAGCCGGCGACCATCGAGACCTGCAGGTGCTGTAGTTCGGTGCGATACGCCGGAAAGCCGCCGGTCAGCGGAGTTTCATGCCCGATCAGCAGCGTGGACGGCTCCAGGGTCAGGTCCGCGACATAGCCGAGGATCTCCGCCGGCGGCGTGATCGGCAGCGAGGCAGCCGAGATCGTCGTGCTGTTCCCCCACCTGTCCAGCGTCGTCACCGACCCGATCGACTGCACCGGCGCGCGCGGCAACTCCAGCGTCCCGCGCAGCAGGTTCCTGTTGTCGTGCAGATCGCTGGAAGGTCGCACCGTCCACAGCAGGGTCTGCGTCAGCAGCGCGCGGCTAAGGTAGCCCTCCGCCATCACTCTTGCCGCCGTCAGATAGCCCGCCAGCAGTTCGTCGTCCGCGTTGCTGTCGATCCGGCAATGCCGCTTCACCTGCTCGATCGACACCGGCTCCGCGCTCGGTTCCTCTGTCACCGCCAGCGTGGTTCGCACCGCTCAATCCCCCGTCCCTGCGCACCGGCGCCACCAGCGCCCGGTTGCGATAGCCGCTGCGTTCCATCATCGCGCTTCGTCCTTCACAGCATTTCCGCTCTGGTAACGAGGTTGACCACGGCCGCGGCGACCTGGTTGACCGGCGCTGCGGAGGTTCCGCTGCGCAACTGGACCATGTTGACGCCCCGCCACATGTACGAAGGATCGGCTTCCAGGATGACGAATTGCCCTGCCGCCGCAGTGATCGTCACCTCGTTGCCCGAACCGTCGTACAGCTCCTGCCAGGTCGTTCCGCCGTCCGGACTGGCCTGAAACGTCAGCACTGCCGCGGTCCAGGTCGACGGCATCGAAATCCCGACCAAGGTCAGCGCGCCCAGCGCCACCGGCCCGGACAGCGACGTGCCCGCCGCGATCGACGCCGGATTGAGGGTAATGCCTACAGACAACATGCCGCGCGCACTCCCTGGCTTACTGCCGGTTCATCCATGCGCGCACATAGTCGATCGTCAGGGTGGCAACGCCGGTGCCTGACGCCTTGTATGCAGCGAGGTATGGCTGCAACACCGCCAGCGTGCCGGTCGCCGCGAAGTTGATCGAGTTGTTCGCGTTCACCCGGTTGCCGTCGATATAGAAACCCACGTCCGCCAGGTTGCTCGCGTCGATGCGGTAGATATGCCAGTCGGTCGTTCCGACCGTCACACCGCTGGCAACCGAGGTCGTGGTCACCCCGTCGAACGCAGTGACCAGCACGGCGCCGTTCGCCTGCGCGCTGAATTCCAGGTAGCAGGTGTTGTTCTGCGGCCCGTCGATCCAGGCCGAGGCGACGCCCCAAACCGTCTGCACGCCGGCCGCACTCGGCAGCACCGGCAGCAGCGAACGGCACTCGAAGATCAGGCCCTTGGTGCAATCCAGCGCGAGGTTGTCGCCCCAGTACAGCGCGCAATCCTGTTTCTGGCTGGCCGAGGTCAAGGTGCATGCGACCTGGCCGCCGATCGCGTTGGCGACGCCGGCGAGAGTCGGCGGTGCGGCGCCGACGATCTTCGCCACCCAGGGGTTGCCGTCAACCGCCGAGCCGGCCGCCGGAACCGCGACGGCTGACTGCCCGAGAAAATCGTCATAGAAATGGATCGGCGCGACCGGCAGCATGTACTCGAATGTCGCGGTATCGAAAAACTCCAGCCGCCCGGCATGGAACTTCGAGGTCGTGGTCATGTATTTCTCCCGATCGACCGCAAGGATGGTAGCCGCCCGGGCACGCGGCCCGGGCGGGATGAAAGCCGATTAGACAAGGGTCGATGGTGCGGACGCGCCCTGGTAGGACTCCCAGAGGAACAACTCTGCCTCGGTGATGTTCGCCGCATTCGAAGAGCTGGTCTGCACCGCGATGGTGTGGAACCCGTTGACTAGGTCCATGCACATCTCCGGCGTAATCTCGAAAATGACGATCTTGTCAGCGACGGTCGCCGAGGTCTGGAAGGTCGCCGCGGCCGTCTGCCCCACAAGCGCATCTGAGGTCGCGGTTGCAGCAGTGAGCCAGATCGGCATGACGCCAACCGCCTTCGACCCGGTGCCGCTCACGTCCTGCCCTTGCAGGATCGAGAGCGTCACCTGCGCGGCGTTGCCCTGGTTCACATGCACCACGACCCACGCTTTGAGTGCGTTGGCCAGGTCGCGGTAGGCGCTGGTGCGGCCAGCGGAGTCGGCCGCCGGCGCCAGCAGGGCAACCGGCGGGAACTGATACGGCATCGAAATCTGACGCGCCATAGTCCGAATTCTCCTGCCCGCCCCCCAAAGCGGTGCGAAAAAGCTGCGCGCGGGCCGAAAGCCCGCGCGGCAGAGCGGTGGGGAGCCGCGGATTTGTCGAGGATCAGGCCGCGAAGCGGACTGATGTGCCGTGAGGCGTTTGCTGCACTCAGCGAGCCGCCAGCGCGATGAAGGGGCTCTTGGTGTTGGTGCCCTTGAACGGGGTCAGCGGCACCGACCACATCGGTTTGCCGTCAACGCGATAGGTGATGCGGAACACCATCTCGTCGGTAAGGAATGCAACGTGCATGCTGGTCGCTGCCTGCACGCCGTTCTTGTCCACCAGCATGTACTGGCTCATGTCCGCCAGCGTGATGTCGCCCAAGGTCCCGAGGGTCGAGTTGTATTCCGTCCACACCACCTCGCGGCCATAGAGCGTCGAGAACGGTGTTGCCGACAGACCGCCTGGCGGCAGGTAAACGAGCTGGCCGCCGGTGCCGACCGCCTGGTTCATCGCCATAAGCTGCGGCAGGCAATCCTGGTTGATGAACCACACCGCGTTTTTCGCTGACCGCGCCCAGAGACGCGCCCACATCTGGTCGATGTTCTCCTTGACGATCGTCGCTGCGGCCTGCCCGGTCACCTTCGGTATCGTAATCAGGCAGGGGCTTTTCATGTAGCCGAACGGCATGCCGGCGCCGGTGCCCTCCACGATCGCGTCCTCGGTCATGAACATGACTTCTTCCGAGAACGCCTGCGCCGCGATCGAGGTCAGCGCCGTCGAATCCTGCAACAGTTCGTCGGTGGTGTACATCACCGACATCAGCTTTTTCAGGTCGAACTCGATGGTGCGGAACTTCGGCTTCGACGGGGTGACCGTGGTTCCTTCCCCTACCCAGTTCGAAGACACGCCGCCCCAGCGGCTGCCGGTCGCTCGGCTGGTTTCGTCCACGCCCGGGATTTTGATGCCGTTCGCGTTGGCGCTGATCGGCAGCTTGTTCACCCGGCTGAGGATCTCGCCCATGTCGTGCGCGAGCATGAAGATCGAGGCCGCGAAATCGACCTGGACCAGGAAGCCGCCGCCGGTCGGATCGACCTCGCCGGCGCCGGTTGGCGCGCGGACCAGGCGGCGGTCGGTATCGCTGCCCTTCGAGCTGTAGTGCTTGAAAACCGACTGGAGCTGCTCGCCAAGGCTGCGGTACTGCTCGCCGGCGCGCGGCGTGAAATCCAGCCCCTTCCGGGCCAGGCTGAGATAGTCGTCAAAGCCTCGCAGCTTACCCTGGCGCGGGTCCATGCCGCGGATTTGCGACAGGGTGCGCTGCGACGGGTTGATCTCCAGCACGTCGTCGCCGGGGCCGGCGCCGATCGGGCGCGCCAGCTTGGCGGCGAGTTTCTCCGCGCGGTCCAGCTCCCCGATCGTACGCTCGAGCGTGGCGATCTCCGCCTCCTTCGCGGCGAAGCCCGGAGTCCCGGCCAGCGGGGCGAGTTCATCCACCGCCGTGCCCAGGGCGCGACGGAGCGACAGCAGTGTGCTCATTGTGTTGTAGGCTCCAATTTCCGAAGGAGCGGCGTTTCAGGTCGCCGCAACACCTCGCCCGCCCATGCGCGGGCAGGCACGTCAGGGCGCCGCGAGCCGGGCTTTCAGCGCAGTCGCGCGGGCCAGTTGCGCAGCCTTCTCACCGTCCGGGACCTCCGTGCCGGCGTCCGGCGGTGCCGTCGAACTGATCGGATCGGCCGCATCGAGCGCATCCACCACGCCGCCCAGCAGATCGATCGCCTTGCTGTGCTGCGATACCGCCTCAGTGAGAAACGCCTTCGAGGTCCGCAGACACTTGTGCGCCACGCGGATCGCGTCCTCGTGCTCCAGCGGCACGTCATCGTCCGGCCCGCCATCCTTCCGGCGCGGGAACAGCCGGGCCAGCAGGCCAGCCAGGCGCTTCGCTTCCTCGCCGTCCAGGGCCGCCTCGGCGCCGGCGTGAACCGAACACTCGGCCGGATCGCTCATGCCGCACGGCTCCTCGGCCTTGCGGCCGCAGTTGCCGACGATGGCGCCGCCGGCGGCGGGGTCGGCTTCCCCTGCCCCATCGGAGCGACGCGGGTTGGTAGGCTTCCCCGCGCGTTGGCGGGGTGGC